GTATCAAATTTATTAACGGCAAATAAAATAGAGCCGTCTGATAAATACACCTTTGTGCATTCTTTTGCATTTTCATTTTCGTCAAATAAAATATAACTTCTAAATGCAATAATAACAGTTTCGCTTGTTTCTAAGGCAAAATTAAAAATTAACCAATCACCAAATGGCTTAGTAATTATTTCGCCGTAATCACCGAACTCCTGTGTTTCGTGTTTGTCAATTATTCTGAATTTAAATAATGCCATAATTTAATAAATTTTATTGTTAACTATTTTTTTATTATCTAAGAAATATTCATCTGTTTTAATGTTTAGTTCAACATAACTAAATCCTAAATTCCATTTATTAATTGGCATAAACATTGGTTGCATATCACACAAACAACCTTGTGAATGTACATTAATTAATCTATTATTCATTGTTGGTTCAGAATGTGAACTTGTCCTATGATAGTGTCCTACCAATGTATCTTCTAATGTTTTAGTAAATGTAGCACGTGCAGGGTTAACACCACCCATTCCCATTAATTCATGACCATGTAGTACAGTTAATTTACCCAAACGAATAGGTCGTTTATCTTTTACGGTTTCAATTTTTAATTCACCTAAACGTAACAACACTTCTAATTGAAAGTCTGCAACGTCAAATATTTCTGGAGCTTTAACGTATAAAAATTTCTCCCAGCGTTCATCATGATTTCCATGTTTATAAATTATTCGTGTGTTTGGAAAGTTTAACCTTAATGATTTTAAGAATGTTCTAACCGATTCAAATTCATCGTTAATAGAACGTGAACGCCAATCTTTGTCGTGTCTGCTGATGTTAGCAAAATCAATTAAATCACCGTTAATTAAAATGCAGTCAACTTTTTTTTCTTTGCCATAATCAAGTGCAACTTCAACAGCTTTATTATTTTGGTATGGAAAATGTAAATCACTTAAAATTAAAATACGGCTTTGTTTAATATCAAATATTGTAAAATCAGATTCATAACTATTCGGCAAATTATAAGGATTACAAGGCTTTGCTTTACTAATTAAAGTTTTATCTATTAATATATTTTTATTTTTAAGTCCCAAGTTACCAGTAATATTCCTTATCATGGTTCTAATAGTTTCAGCGTCTTTAAACTGAATAGGATTCTCTTTAAAGATTTTACGTGCTAAAGCAGCGTTTGGCGTTGTAGGAAATTTCTTTAAATATTTTCTTACAATTTCATTTTTAAGAGTTGGTTTACTACCTGCCATAATTTATAAGTTTTTAACAAATATAACTATTTTTATTTATATTTGCGTAAATGATAAATTTAAACATAAAAGCATTATCAATTAATAAAGCATTTCAAGGTCGCAGATTTAAAACGCCTGAATACAATAAATTTATTTCTAACATGTTATTGGTGCTACCTAAATTAAAAGACGTGCCAACAAAAGACATTCGTTTAAAAATTGATTTTGGATATAGCTCAAAACTTAGTGATATTGACAACGGTTTAAAAACTTTTTTGGATTGTTTAGTTAAAAAATATGGCTTTGATGATAGGTATATTGTTGAATTACATGTAACCAAAACGATAATAAATAAAGGTCAAGATTATATTAAATTTAAATTTTATTAGATTGATAATCAATTAGTTACAAAATATTATGAAAATAAATTTTTTTATTCAAAAATATATTTGTAATATTGCTAAATATTAATCAATTAAATACTACCAAATGAAAACACTACACGAAGCTCTTAGAGAGTTCAACAGAACAAATCCAATTCTTAAACCAAGATTGTGTTTAAATGAAACCACTGGTTATTATATTGTAACTTTAGCTTTTAGCAAAGCATATTGTGAATCAAAAAATTTAAAGGTAATATTATGAACGAATTAGAACAACAAACACAAAGAGCTTTAATTGTATTTTGTTCACTTGCAAAGGTACAAAATGAAATGTACACTTATTTTTTAGGGCGTTTTAAACACTTAGAAAAACAAAAGTTTAATGACTTAATACGTGTTTCTGATATGTTTATTAAAACCATTAAAACTAATTTAGATAGTCAATCAATTGCTGCAATAGAACAAATGGATGAAAATTTACATAACTTTATTTACACGCTAATTAAAAACGAATATTTTATAAAACTTAAAAAATAAAAATTATGAAACAACACAATTTATTTGGAAATGAATTTGAATCAAAAGATGAATCTGAATATACTTCAAATATTAATATTCCTATTTACGAGCCGAAAAATTCAAAACCTCACATTTTAGAATTAATTAATAAAGAAAAAACTCATAGATTAATTAAAGAAATTGATGAATCAAATTTATCTATTGAAGAAAAAAAGTTTTTAATAGATTCCGCAAGAAGGCATAACGTTTTTAATTATGAAAAAATAGCAGATTATTATGCACATTCTTCTAAAGAAATGCAAAATTTAATGGAAAAATCAGCTCTTGTAGTTATTGATTTTAATAAGGCTTATTCAAATGGATATATTCAATTAGCTCATGAATTAGCAAACCAATATTTTGAAACTTATGGAGAATAATTTAGTAATATTTATAATATCACATGGCAGACCAAATGATATTATTACATTAAAAACTTTAAAACAAATTGAATGTAAATTACCCATTTATATTATAATAGATAATGAAGATAAAACTGATTTTATTTATTTTGAAAAATATAAAAACAATGTTTTACAATTTAATAAAAAATATTATGCTTCTTTAGTAGATAATTTTGATAATTCTGGTAATTATAGAACTACAACTCACGCAAGAAATGCTTGTTTTGATTTTGCTGAAAATTTAGGTTATGAATATTTTTTAGTATTAGATGATGATTATACATCATTTAAGTTTAGAATTAATAACTATTTAAAACATCCTAAAAGTTGCCCTAATATAAAAAAAGGAATTGATGATATTTTTTTATCAGTTTTAAAATATTATAAAAACGCTAATTTTAAATCTATATGTTTATCACAAGGTGGTGATTGGTTTGGAGGTGAAACTAATTTTAATAAAAACCCAAAAAGAAAAGCAATGAACTCTTTTTTTTGTTCAACTAAAAGAAGATTTATGTTTATTAGTAGATTAAATGAAGATGTAAATACATATATGCAATTAGGACATCAAGGAAATGTTTTTTTAACTATTCCATTTATACAATTAGACCAAATGCAAACACAAAAAACAAAAGGTGGAATGACCGAAGCATATTTAAGTAGTGGAACATATGTAAAATCTTTTTATACTGTTATGTGTAGACCTGATTGTTGTAAAATTAATAAAATGGGAAGAACTAATAAAAGATTGCATCATTTAATTGATTGGTCTGTTGCAACTCCTATGATAATAAATGAAAAATATAAAAAATATGAATAAATATAGTAAAGATAAAAAAGTGTGTTTTAATTCTGAAAATCATACATATTTTTTAGAAGATAAACAATTAAAAAGTGTTACGACTTATATAAGTCAGTTTAAAAATAAATTTGATTCCGATTCTATTGCTGAAATATTTTCTAAAAAACATGGTTTAAATAAATTAGAAGTTTTAAGAGAATGGAAAGATAAAGCAGACCTATCAATAAAAAATGGAATAGCTTGTCATACTATTTTTGAAAATTATATTTTAAATAATAAAATTGAACTTTTAGGAATTTCAAAAAAAGAAAATATAGTTAAAAAATTTATTAATGATTATTTTGAAACAGAAATATTAACTCCGATTGAAACTGAATTTATAGTTTACAATGATAAATTAGCTGGTCAAATTGATTGCATAGCTAAAAATAAAAAGGATGAATATTTTATTTTAGATTGGAAAACAAATAATAAAATAGAAAAGGAATCTTATAATAAATACATGTTAGGAGAATATTCTTTTTATCCTGATTCAAATTATTATCATTATTCATTACAATTAAGTTTATACAAATCAATGTGTAAAGAATACGATATAAAAAATTGTTATATAATTCATATTGATAATTTTAATTATAATATTATTGAATTTAATAATTTTATAAAATAATTAGTTTATTAAAAAATAATATATTATATTTGTAGAAGTTAAGGCATTGTGCGATGCTATTTAATTAACTAACTTATTAACCCATTGCTTGCGGAGCGCACACTCCAAAGGCATGGGTTTTTTTATTAAATAAAATGGCAAAGAATTTTCCATATTTTAAATTTACTGTATCTGAATGGATGACTGGTGATATAGTTTTTGAGTCATTATCTACTCAAGGTTTATTTATTAATATTTGTGCTTTATATTGGCAACGTGATGGTAATTTATCAATTGAGGATATTAATAAAAGATATAAAAATCCTAATGAATTATCAGATTTAATTAATAGATTTGTTGAGGTTAAAAATGATATAATTTCAATTAAATTCTTAGACGAACAGTTAATTGATGCTAACCATGTATCAAAAGTAAACTCTGCCAATGGTAAGAAAAGTGCGGAAAGTAGAGCGAACGTTAAACGATTGCTCAACGACCGTTCAACGACCGTTCAACGAATTTCAACAAAGAAGAATAAGAATAAGAATGAAATAAGAATAAAAGAAGAAGAAGAAAAAGAAATAAATATAAACGATATTAAACTTTATTTTTTTGAAAATGGCTACTCTGAATCTTCAGCCCAAAAGTTTTATGATTATTATTCCGTAGCTTCGTGGAAAGATAGCAAAGGAAATAAAGTTAAAAACTGGAAACAAAAAGCTCAGGCAGTTTGGTTTAAACCTGAAAACAAAATAATTGACACAAACTCACCCTTAAAAATGGTTTACTAATGAGCGATATCAAAGTAATTAACTTAGCAGATAAAAAAGAGTATACCATTGACGTACATAAAAATGGAGAAAATCAAATGGTTTGCCCTGAATGTTCGTCTGATCGTAAAAAGAAAACCGATAAATGTTTTTCTTTTAACCTAAACAAAGGAGCTGGTCGATGTAACCATTGTGGAATTGTTTTAGTAGAAAATAAACCTTTTGAACCTAAAACTACATACAATGAATATAAGCGTCCAAAAATAGTTGAGTTAAGTAAATATACCGATAACTGTATAAAGTTCTTTAGAAGTCGTTTAATTAGCGAAAAAACACTATTAGACTTAAAAGTTACTGAAGCAATTGAATGGATGCCTCAAGCAAGGTCAGAAATACCAACAATACAATTTAATTATTTTAGGAATGGAGAACTAATAAATATCAAATCACGTGGAAAAAATAAAGACTTTAAGTTGTTTAAAGATGCTGAGCTTATATTTTATAACTTAGATGCTACAATTGATAATGAAACAATTATAATATGCGAAGGTGAAATGGACGCCTTAGCCATTTATGAATGTGGTTTTAAAAATGTAATATCAGTTCCAAATGGTGCAGGCTTAGGTAAAATAAACTTTGAATACTTAGATAATTGTATTGATTCATTTTCAGATAATACAAAGTTTTTATTAGCACTTGATAATGATAAAGCAGGTTTAAACCTACAAAATGAATTAGCAAGGCGTTTAGGCTTTGAAAATTGCAGTAAAATAGTTTTTAAAGATTGTAAAGACGCCAATGATTGTTTAATTAAATATGGTATGAAAGCCGTTATTGATTCAATTAACGATGCTAAAGAGTTTCCAATTGTTGGTGTATTTAACGCCTTAGATATTGAGCGTGATATTTATGAATATTATAACAACGGTTTACCTCAAGGATGTGGAATTGGTGTTGGTGAAGTAGACATGCATATCAAGTTTCAAGAGGGTTACTTAACAACCATAACAGGTATTCCAGGTCATGGTAAGTCTGAATTTTTAGATTTTTTATTATGTAGGTTAAATATATCACATGATTGGAAAACAGCTTTATATTCACCAGAAAACCACCCTTTAGAACTTCATTTTAGTAAATTTGCAGAAAAAATATCAGGAAAACCATTTGAAGGAATTAACCGATTAAGTCCAATTGATTTAAAAAACTTAATTGAATATCACTCTAAAAATTTCTTTTTTATTAATCCTGAAAACGATTTTACACTTGATAATATATTAGCTGCAGTAAAGCAGTTAGTTCGTAAAAAAGGAATTAAAGCCTTTGTTATTGATGCTTGGAATAAACTTGACCACCAATATACAACTAATGAAACTAAATATATTTCTGAACAATTAGATAAAATAACTATATTTTGTGAAAAAAATAAAGTACATTGCTTTTTAGTAGCTCATCCAACTAAAATACAAAAGGATAAAACAACTGGTAAATATGAAATACCAAACCTTTACTCTATTAGTGGCTCGGCTAACTTTTACAATAAAACAGCAAACGGAATAACAGTGTATCTTGATTATGAAACAGGATTAACAGAAATATATGTACAAAAAGTAAAGTTTAAACATTGGGGACAAACGGGATGCATTCAAATGGGATGGGATAAAACAAATGGCAGATACTACAAAGGAACGCCAACTTATGAATCTTGGATAAATACAATTGAAGCTCCTAAACAAATTGATAATACAAATTTTTTAAATGAAACAAACCAATTAATTAATAATAACACTTTAATAGACTTCTAATGAAATACTTTGAAATTTTATACATTGCTCCAATTTGTCAACTTGTACACCTTAAAGGTTTTGATTTTGTAATATATTGTAATTAATGTTTATATTTGTACTAAATTAGAATTATAATAGTATGCCATTCAAAGAAGGACAAATCAAGAAAGGTGGTCGTGCTTTAGGTACACCAAACAAAAATACAGCAACAGCTAAGGAGTCAATTCAAAGAGTGTTTGAGTTGCTACAAGCAAGTGATTTACATAATTTAGAGGCATGGGCAAAAGAAAACCCTGAATCATTTTATACTAAAATATGGATTAAACTTGTACCAACTGCAGTAGATTTAAAAGCAGAAGTTGAAACAACAACACAAATCTTTAAAATTGGTAACACCGAAATTGAACTCTAATAAACAAATAGTATTTGAGCCGTTTCCAAAACAGATAGAGTTTTTAGAAGCTATTTTTAGTAATAATTACAACTTTATTATGTATGGTGGTGCAATTCGTGGAGGTAAAACCTTTGCTGGTATTGGTGCTTTATTACTTTTGGCTAAAATGTATCCACAATCTAAATGGTGTATAGTTCGTGATACTTTACAAACACTTAAAAGAACTACAATACCATCGTTTAATAAGGTTTGCCCACAATCATTTATTAAATCTTATAATCAGGATACACAAACAGTTACATTGCGTAACGATTCACAAATTATTTTTATGGGTGAAAATTATGCAGATGACAAAGAATTAAACAGGTTTAAAGGATTAGAGGTAAATGGTTTTTTATTAGAAGAAATTAATGAGTTGCAACAAAAAACGTTTTATAAATGTATTGAGCGTGCTGGTTCACAAATAATTGATAAACAACCAAAACCATTAATTTTAGCAACCTGTAATCCATCTAATAACTGGGTTAAAGAACTAATATACAATAAGTGGAAATTAAATGATTTACCTGCTAATTGGCTATACATACCATCAAAGATAACCGATAACCCATTTGTTCCAGAAAGTTACTTAGAATCACTTAAAACATTAACAACGTATGAATATCAGGTGTTTGTTGAAGGTAACTGGGATTTGCAAGAACGTACAGGCTCAGAATTCTATAAATATTTTAACTTAGATAAACATGTTAAACCTGTTCAATATAATCCTGATTTACCATTACATATCTCATGGGATGAAAACGTTAATCCATATTTACCATGTGGCGTATTCCAAATACAAGGAACTGAAATAAGAATGATTGATGAAATTTTAGGCATAAACCCACGTAATACAGTACATGATGTATGTAACGACTTTAAATACAGGTATTATGACCATAATGCTGGTTTATTTATTTATGGTGATGCAACCTCTCAAAAGGAGGATGTTAAACAACAAAAGGGATATAACTTCTTTAGGTTAATAGAAAATGAATTAATGCAATACAAACCTACATTAAGAGTTGCACGTTCAAATCCATCGGTTGTTATGAGGGCTAACTTCATTAACAAAATATTAGATAAAAATCTATATGAACTTAATTTAATAATATCTGATAAATGTAAAACAGCAATAGCAGATTTTACAAACACTAAAGAAGCTGCAGATGGAACTAAAGACAAAGCTAAAGAACGTGATACTAAAACAGGTATTAGTTACCAAAAATATGGTCACCTTTCAGATTTAACCGATTATTTAATTTGTGAAGCCTTTAGTGATGAATACTCTAGATTTCAACATGGTGATGTTATTGTTGGTCATTCTATTGGTCGTAATTACATTTCTGATAAACATAAAATGTAACATTTTGTAACAAACATTATTTTTGTAACAATTTTTAATATAAATTTGTACTATGGCAAGATTATTACGTTTATTAGATTATGAAAGAGCTATTCAAAGTGATAACTTGGCTCAAATAATTGAATCAAATTATAGCCTATTAATTGATGTTGAACAAGCAGCTCAACTTACAATGATAGGTCATTTAAAACAACGCTATCAAGTTGAAAAAGTGTTTGCAAACACATTTTCATTTAACATAGCAACCACATATAAAGGCAATAATTTAGTTGAGTACACAGAACCTGTTTTTAGTGCCATTGCAGTTTATATAACGAATCAAAGAGTATCTTACAATGGTAAAATTTATAAGTCTATTGCAGGTTCTGTTGCTCACGCTTTTTTGTTAGCAGAATGGGAATTTGTTTGTAACGATAAAAATTTATATTACATAACATTACCTAATCCTGAGTATAATAATTCTTTAACCTATGCTATTGGTGATGTTGTATTTTATAACAACTTTATTTACACATGTAAATATCCTGTTTCAAATATACCGCCAACTAATACGGTTTATTGGACACTTGGTTCTGAGTATTCAGTTACTGGTATATTACCTACCGATGCTACAAAATGGACTTTAGGTGATAATAGAAACCAAGAAATTGTTCAATATTTAATTGATATAACTTTATATAATTTACATTGTAGGATTAACCCAAGAAATGTTCCAGAACTAAGAAAAGAACGTTATGATGGTAATATAGCAAGTCAAATTGGTGGTGCTATTGGCTGGTTAAAAAATGTTAGTGCAGGTAAAATATATGTAGATATAGCTGAAATAATACCTGTTCAGGGTAATTCAATTACTTGGGGAAATGCAAATGGTGTTAATATTGCAAACAGCAATATGTATTAATGAGTAAAAATATTGAAATAATAATGACTTTAACCGATGGGCGTGTTTTGGCATTAGATTTAATTACAGGTAAAACATTTATTTTAGAAAAAATAAACAAATGAAAATATTAGGAATCCAAATACCATTTACAAAAATTGATAATGCTTCAAAGGCATTGTTACCTCAAAACAATACTTTAAATACAATTGAAAAAATTACTTCTCAAATTTATCGTATATCTCAAGACATTGGTAAATGGCGTTTAGGTTTACAAAATGCTGAGAATGTTAATTATCCAAACCGTTATGACTTATTAAGAACATACAATGATATTGTTTTAGATGCACATACTACAGCATGTATGCAGCAACGTAAAAACTTAACATTGTGCCGTAACTTTTGTGTTATAAATAAAGATGGTAGCGAAAATGAAGAATTAACAGCAATGTTAGAAAGTCAATGGTTTCGTGATTTTTTAGATTATGCTTTAGATTCATTATTTTGGGGTTATTCATTAGTTCAATTTGATTCATTAGTTGATAATTATTTTAAAGAAGTTAATTTAGTTCCACGTCAATTTGTTAAACCAGAATTTAGTATTGTAGTTAAACACTGGGGTGATATTACTGGTATTAATTATACTGAGCAACCTTATTCTGATTTTTGTATTGGTGTTGGTAAACGACGTGATTTAGGTTTATTAAATAAAGTAGCTCCTTTAGTTATTTGGAAAAAAAATGCTTTAGGTGCATGGGCTCAATATCAAGAAATATTTGGTTCACCAATTCGTATTGGTAAAACATCAAAACGTGATAAAACAACTACAGATAACATGGATAACATGTTAAAGAATATGGGTGTTGCTGCATGGGGTCGTTTTGATACCGATGATATTATTGAATTAATTGAATCAAGTAACTCAGATGCCTTTAACGTATTTGATATGTTAATTGAACGTTGTAATAGTGAAATATCAAAACTAATTTTAGGGCAAACAGGTACAACTGCTGAGAAAGCCTTTGTAGGTTCAGCTGAGGTTCATGAGCGTATCTTACAAAGTTATGGTGAAAACGATGAACACTTTATTGAAAACGTTTTAAACAATCAGTTAATACCAATGCTTGAAAATTTAGGTATTAAGTTTAATGGTGCAAAGATTGAAACTGAAGAAGATGATGAAATTACTTTAATTGAGCGTTCAAAAATTGATTTAGAATTATTAAAATATTATAATATTCCTGTAGATTATATTGAGAAAACTTATGGTACACCTGTTGAAATGAAAACAAACATTGATACAGGTATTACTGCAGTTCAAAATAAATTAAAGGATTTTTATAAATAATGTGTTCATTTTGTGATATAGTTAATCAAGAACCTGATTTATTTGATGAACAGGAAATTGATAGAGTAATTGCTGGTATTTATGCTGGTATTATTACTTTGCGAAGTTTAGATGTTAAAACATATTTAAAAGTAGCTGATAAATTAACAAGTGGAGTTTATGTAGGTTATGGCAAAACATTGGACAGCGTTCTTTACCTTAGTGAAGATTACCAAATGCTTTACGCTTTACGTGATAATGTATTTATTTTTAGTGGAGCTAAACAATACCAACAAGTTAGGCAAATGAGTTCATTATTAACCGATAATGGCAAAATAGTTCCCTTTAATGAATTTAAAAAACAAGCTAAAACAGTTTTTGAAGATTATAATAATAATTATTTAAAAGCTGAGTATAATAGTGCAATTGGTCAAAGCAGTATGGCGTCTCAATGGCAAGATATTCAAAGAACAAAAGGTTTGTTTCCTTATTTACAATATAAAACAGTAGGTGATGGACGTGTAAGACCTGAACATGCTGCATTAAATAATATAATTAAAAAAGTAGACGACCCATTTTGGAATAGTTATATGCCTAAAAATGATTGGCATTGTAGGTGTGGTGTTATTCAATTAGATGAAGGAACTGTTACTAATACAGAAAACTTAGTTGTTGAAAATGTACCTGATGCTTTTAAATTTAATGCTGGTAAGGAAAAAATTGTATACAGTAAAAAACATCCATATTTTGATATAGCACCAAGAGATAAAAATTTTGCAAATACTAACTTTGGTTTACCTATGCCGTATGAAATTTAACGAAGCAAGAAAAATAGTTAAAGATATGCAAATGGCTGAAAAAACAATTGCAGATATGGTTGAAACTATGGGTATTTATGCCATTAATCATTATAAGAAATCATTTATTGATGGTGGTTTTACTGATGTAAATTTTAAAGCATGGAGGCAACGTAAAAGAACAAGAGATGGAGATGGCAGAGCAATTTTAGTTGGACAAGGTGGTGGTGGAAGGTTAAAAGATTCAATAAGATACAGAAAAATAAATAAATATTCTGTTAGAATAGAATCTAATGTTATTTACGCAAACGTACACAATGAAGGGTTAAGAAGTGGTCGTGGTCGTGGTTTTATAATGCCTAAACGTCAATTTGTAGGCTATAGTGAACGTTTATCACGAAAGATAGAATTAAGATTAAGATATAACATAGAAAAAATATTCAAATGAGTTTAAAAGCATTATACACCGAAATTAAAACAACACTTGAAGCCATTGAAGGTATTAAGTACGTTCGTTTATGGAATAACCAGTTTGAACGTGAAAATGTTAATGAGCCATTTTTATATCCTTGTTGTTTTATTGAATTTGAACCATCACAATGTAGAGACTTACTTTGTGGGGTGCAGCAATATGACTTTATTGTTTGCATTCATTTAGGTTTTGAAAGTTATAAAACAGAAGATATTAATATTTTAGATATTAAGCAAAGTATTTATACTGCATTAAGTCGTTTTAATTCAAATACAAAATTGTTTTCTTTATTAAGTCGTGAATCAGATACTCAAAATTACGACCATGATAATATACAAGCATACGAAATTAGATTCAAAGTAACAGGCAAAGATTTTGATGCTGATACAAGACCAAACAAATTAGCATCACCAGATTTATTATTAACAGGAACATTAGAAATATAAAAAATGGCTAGAAGTACGGAAACAATTATAACATCAATGGACGTTGAACAAGCGTCTCAAACTCAATTAGCAACGTTAAATAGTACATCACAAACTGCTATTTATAAGTTATGGAAATATATAACTGCAAGTGTTATAAATTATTTTGAGCAATTGTTTGATACTTACAAAACAGAAATTGAAGCTATTGTAAAGGTAGCTCCTGTTGGTTCAAATTTTTGGTTTCAAAAAAGAATATTTGATTTTCAGTATTCTGCAACTGTTCCACAAGTATTATCTGTAGACCCTGTTACTTTGTCTGTAACGTATCCAATTGTAGACCCTACACTAATACTCATTACACGTTGTAGCGTTAAAACATCACCAATTAAAACAGTTATTATTAAGGTTGCAAAATCAAATCCACCTGTTGCTTTATCTGCTCCAGAATTAGCATCATTAACTGGTTATATTTCAGACATTTCATTTGCAGGTGTTAATTATCAAGTAAATTCTTTATCATCTGATAAATTATATATAAAAGCTAACATTTATTACAATGGTCAATATGCTTCAACAATTAGTGTTAATGTTATTGCTGCAATAAATACTTATTTATCAAACATTCCATTTGATGGAGCAGTAAATTTATTAAGATTAACAGACGCAATTCAAAACGTAACAGGTGTTACTGATATTGTTTTAGTAGACGTTGCTATTCGTTCTAATACAACGCCATTTGCAAGCAAAACATTTTTAGTTCAAAATAAAACAACAATTATATCTAACTATCCATCAATTGCAGGTTATATTGAGCAAGAAACTACATCAGGTCAATTATTTACAAATACACTTACATTTATAGCACAATAACATGGATTTTTACGATATAGATACTAATTACGTTGCTGAGCAATTAACACCACCAAAATTAAGAACAAACAGGTTCTTAGCATGGTTAAAAGTGTTATTAAAAGAATTAAATTTCTTTAATACTTTATTTTATAATTATAGAGCAAATGTAAGTTATACAAATTTTGATTTAACAAATACTTATACTTTAAATGATATTGTAATTTATGAAGATAAATGTGTTTATATTTATATTAATAAAATTTCAACTGCAGGTAATTTACCAAACAATCCTTTATACTGGGTTAAAACTCAAGATAATTTTGTTGGTGTAAATAATAGAATTAATGGAAATGCTCAAAATGTTGTATTTGAATACATGTTAAATAGATATTTTAGAGTTGCAATTTCAAGCCCACAAATTTATATTCAAAACACTACTACTTTTGTAACTCCTTTTGTAATGGGAAATACTGGTAATCTTAGTTCAAGTATGTCTACAAATAGTATTTACCAAGTTAATTATTTAGGTAATGCTTATACTTATTCATCAAATACATTTGATTATACTATTTATGTTCCATCTGCTTTATTTATTACCTTAGGTAGTACAACAATTAACAGACAAAATGCAATTAGAAACTTTGCAGATTTATATAATTTAGCAGGTATGAGTTATCAAGTATTAACATATTAAAATAAAAAAAACATGAAAAAAATAGACGTAACACAAATTGTAGACCCATCAATTCAACAACCATTTACTGGTAGGTCTTTATCATTTTTGCAAGAAGCAAACAAAGAAATGGTTTATGCCATTTGTAGAAACATTATTGTTTCACATGGACATACATTTTCAGCAACAACTCCTTATTATATTTCAGCTGATAATTACGGTGGAATAACTGGTGATGGTTACATTTTTTACGGAAATGAATTATATAGAACAACTGAAAACGTTGCAGGTTATGATTATGCAATAGTTGATACTACACCTGATTCTGTTGCTGACCCTGTTTTATTTACTGATTCAGTAAATAGAAATGTACATGGTAATAGATACATAACATATACGCCAACAGCTACAGGTGCTTTATATAATGTTAATAATGTAGTAAATGCTTTTAATAATACTAAAATAGCAAACCAATATACATTAGCAAGTCAAGCTACTACTTCAAGTTCATTTGTTAATTTAACTGGTTTAACATACACTACTACTAAAACAGCTAAGTATGAAATTGAATTAAAAGGTACTATACAAATTGATAGTACAAGTGGTTCAGGTTCTGCAGGTGGTGGAGCTTATTTTCAATTATTTGACCAAACAAATAGTGCATCTTTAGATGATTCAAGAATTACTATTAATACCATTGCTTCAGGAGTAACAGTTGATTCAGTAATTGTTGTTAATTTTCAATGTAAAACAATAACTACAATTGCACCATCTGTGGTTATTAATTCAAGATTTAGAATTGATACAGGTACAGATAATATAACTGCTACAAACGTTAAAATGTTTGTAAAAGAATTATAACTTTAAATTATCTTTAATATACCTTTTTATTTCTACAAATTCCATGTATTTATGATTAGGTATATTATTAATAATTTGATAATAAACTTCAATAATATTTTTAGCAACGTGTGATTCAAGAGCTTCTTTATTAACACAATCATTTATAAAACCATCTTTAGCATAACCACAAATGCGAGTAGTTACCTTCATAGCCATATCTGATTTCTTTTTTAATAAATTTTCTATTGATTTCTCAGCCATATTATTAAGTTTTTGTTACAATTGCAAATATATAAATAATTTTTAAATAATTTTGTTATATCGAAAATTTTAAATACATAAAAAACATTTCTGAAGAAGAAGGCACAATTTTGCTTTATTCTCAAATAGGTGATTCTGTTGATGAAAATGGTAATTTATCCCAAGGCATCAATGGAGCATCATTTGCTTATGAAATGCAATACTTACAAGAAAGATGCCAAAGCATTTCTGTTCGTATTAACTCAGTTGGTGGTTCTGTTTTAGAAGGATACAGTATTATTAGTGCTATTTTAAATTCTAAGGTTCCATGCAATACTTACATTGATGGGTTAGCAGCAAGTATATCAGGTGTTATTGCAATGGCTGGTACTAAATGCTACATGATGGATTATGGTACTTTAATGCTGCACAATCCAAGTGGTGGTGAACCTAAAGTATTAGGAATAGTTAAAGAAGCATTGGTAAACCTTATTTCAAATCGTTCAGGTAAGGCAATGGATGAAATAGCTGAAATGATGGACAAAGAAACATGGCTATCTGCAACAGAAGCATTGGCAAATGGTTTGGTAAATGAAATTGTTTCAAGTGGCAAAAAAATTAAAATGAATAAAACCGAAAGCCTTTATAACATGGCTTTAATATATAATAAATTAATAAACCCAAAAACAAAAACAATGATAAAAGTAACAGACTTTTTGAAGTTGAAAAACGAAGCATCTGAAGAAGAAATCGTTTCAGCTATCGAAGAAAAGGATAGTGTTTTGGTATCAAAAGATGCTGAAATATTAGAATTAAAAGAAAGGTTAAAGGCTTTCACCGATGCAGAAGAATTAGCTAAAGAAGCTGCTATTGCTGACATGAAAAACAAAGCTACTAACTTAGTAAACAAAGCATTTGAAGATAAAAAAATTAAAGAAGAAGAAAAAGAATCTTTAATTAATTTAGCTGTATCAAACTTTGAAACAATTGAAAACATGTTAAGTAAAATTAACTTTGTTAAAAATGCAACTCCTGTATTTGATTTTACAGTTACTAAAGCAGATGGTACTGTTGAAAATCGTTCAGAGTGGACATTTAACGATTGGTTAAAGAATGATAATAAAGCGTTAACTGAAATGCAAAATTCTAATCCTGAAGAATTTGAAAAATTAGTAAAAAAATTAAAAGTAACAATCTAACATAAACAAATAAAAAACAAATAAAATGGCATTAATTAAAGAAATTTGGGTAAACGAAGTTGTTGAAACTTTAACTCAAGACGCAGCGTTTTTACCTGCATCAGTAGACCACTCGCAATACGTTGCATTTGGAACTGTACACATTCCACAATCAGGAGCTAATCCAACAGTATTAGTAAACCCGACATCATTCCCTTTGACTATTGCACCACGTGTGGATGCTGATAGAACTTATTCATTAACTCGTTATGCTTTACAGCCAACGTTAATTGATAACTTAGATGCTATTCAAGTATCTTACGACAAGAAGAACTCAGTTATTGGTCAGCAAATTAAAACTTTAGTTGAAAGTATTGGTACTCAAGTTGCTTATACTTGGTCAGCAACTGGTGCAGCTAACATTGTTGAAACAACTGGTACTGCAGGTACATCTTTAGCTCCAGGAGCAACAGGAACACGTAAAGCAGTTACATTAATTGATATTGCTAACTTAGCAAAGAAAATGGACAAAGACAACGTTCCAAGAGTTGGTCGTAAATTGTTAATGAATGCTGATATGTTTTGGGAATTGTTTACAATTTCTGAAGTAGTTCGTGCATCTTATAATGGCTTTCAAATGGCAAATGGTACAAACACTTTGTCAACTGGAATGGTAGCTCAATTGTTTGGTTTTGAAATCATGATGAGACCAACAGTATCTATTTATGCTAAAACAGCAACTGTACCAACTGTACCAGGAACTGCTACTGTAGTATCTGACCGTTTAGCTTGTATTGCTTGGCATCCAACAACTGTATCACGTGCTTTAGGTTCTATGAATCCAATGTATGACCAAGGAGACAATGGTAATGGTAAACCTGAGTATTTAGGTTCTATCTTTAACATGGAGGTTCTTTTAGGTTCAGCAATCTTAAGAGCAGACATGAAAGGTGTTTGTGCTTTAGTTCAAGCTTGGGTATCTTAATAAATAAATAAACTAATAAGAAAGGCTTGTAGTAAACTAATTACAAGCCTTTTTTTTAAAAAAATAAATTATAAAACATGGCATCAAACGACGTTATATTTGTAAAGAAACAAGGTGGTCTTGGTAGACCATTATCAGGCGAAGATTTTATATCTGGTCTCTTGTTTTATTCAGATGCTACATTACCATCAGGATTTTTATCTACTGATAGAGTAAAGAGCATTTTTTCAATACAAGATGCAGAAGCATTAGGTATTTTAAATACAGGATTAGGAGCTACTCAGTCAACTTCTACACATACAGTTACCAATAAAGGTACTGCAGGTGAAACAGTTACTCTTTCAGTTCAATCTACAAAAGGTTTAATCACTTTATGTAGTTATACATTAACAACTGCAGACGTTGTATCAATTACAAGTGCAGCTTTAGCTATTTCAACAGCAATTAATGCTTTAACATCAGTTCATGGATTTGTTTCAAGTCCTGCGGTTGGTGTTATTACAATTACAGCACCTAAAAAAGAAGGAGTTTATTTAAACTCAGGCACACCATATACTTATACAGTAACAGGAACTACAACTACTTATGCAGCTACTTTAGTTCAAAATGTAGTTGTTGGTGTTGCAAGTGATATTGATATTTTATACTATCATGTTAATGAATTTTTTAGAATACAGCCAAAAGGTCAATTATTTGTTGGTATTTATCCTGTTTCGGATGCGACTACTTTTGCAAGTATTACTTTAATGCAAAACGTTGCTTTAGGTAAACTTAGACAAGTAGGTGTGTACCAAAAAACAACTACATTTGCAACAACTCAAGTTACAACTTTACAATCTGTTATAAATGCAAACGTTGTTAATCACAAACCTTTAGAGGTTATTTATCAAGGATTAATGACCAGTGCAACTTCATTAAATACATTAGCAGATTTAAGAGCTTTAAACGCTGCAAACGTTTCAGTTGTTTTAGGTCAAGATGGTGCAAATAATGGTTACAGATTATGGTTGGCAAGTAATGTTTCAATCGGTTGTTTAGGTACAACTTTAGGAGCTGTTGCTTTAGCAAATGTAAATGAGGATATTGCATGGACTGGTAAATTTAATGTTTCAAATGTAGAATTTGACACTTTAGCATTTGCAAATGGAGCTGTTTATTCTGCTCAATCAGATGGTTTAATTGACAACTTAAATTCTTTAGGTTATATTATTCTTAAGAAATTTGTAAGTTATGAGGGTTCTTATTTTAATGATTCACATACATGTGTAGCAGTTAGTAATGACTTTGCTTACATTGAAAACAATAGAACATTTAACAAAGCAATTCGTAATTTAAGAGTGTTTTTATTACCTCAATTAGCAAGTCCTATCAAATTAAATTCTAATGGTACTTTAACAGAAGATGTTATTGGATTCTATGAAACTTTATGTGCTCAGGCTTTAGACGTTATGCAACGTAATGCTGAAGTATCTGCATATAAAATTACAATTGACCCAACACAAAACGTTTTAAGTACATCTAAATTAGTAATTAGTGTAGCAATTGTACCTTTAGGCGTAGCAAGAACAATTCAAGTAAATGTAGGTTTCACTTTATCAATATAAAAAAATGAGTTATATAATTCCACCATTAATTAATGGTAAAAGTTACGAGTATGCAGACATCATTGTGAACATCTTAGGTGTTCCAATGGTAGGCATTACTTCAATAGAGTATGATAACAAGCAAAACATGGAGAATATCTATGGTGCTGGAAACAAGGTTGTATCACGTGGTTATGGTAAATTTGAACCAACTGCAAAAATAACTTTGTTAATGGAAGAAATTGAAAACATAACTTCAGTTGCACCATTGGGAAGCATTCAAAATATTCCTGAGTTTGATATTGTTGTTATTTATTTAGATGCTGCACTGGTTACAAGAAAACACAAACTAAGAAATTGCCGTTTTATGAATAACCCAAGAAAATCAGCAACAGGAGACACTTCAATTAGTTGTGATGTAGATTTAATTATTTCAGACGTAGAATACGTTTAATTAAATATTTTTTATTATATTTGTAAAAAAAACAAATATGGAAAATTTAGAAGAATTAAAAGCAAAATACGGAATAATTAGAACTTTGGTAATTCCCTTAGATGAAGACGATGAAAGTAAAACAGCAACGATTCATCTAAGGAAACCAGACAAAACAACAAGAGACATGGCGAGTAAGTTAGCTCAAAAAAGCTCTGAAAGTGCTATTAAAGCAGTTTTAAACAATCTTTACGTTGGTGGTGATAAACTATCAATTGTTTACGAAAGTGAAGATGCAATGGAAAGTTTAGAATATGCCGTAGTACAATTATTGAAGGTTCAGCAAACAATTATAAAAAAAAATTAAAAAAATACAGGGATTTAATATTAGCGAATGACAGTGAAAAAAACAACGCTCTCATTCGCTTTTATTTTAATGTAAACCCAAGTACATTGACTGATACAGAATGGTGTAAAGCAGTAGCACAATTAGATTTCGTTTTAGATTATAACGGTACAAGAACAAAAGTAAATGAGTAAAGATTTAAATTATACACTATCACTTAAGGATTTGTTTTCAAAGCAAATGAGAGGTGCAGCTGATTCAACAACACGAATGGATAGTGCTATGAGTAAAGTTGGTGCAACTATTGCTGGTGCTTTTGCAGTTGGTTCTGTTGTAAGTTTTGGCAAAGCAGTTATTGAAAGTTTAAAAAATTACGAATCATTCCATGCAAGTTTAAGAACTATGCTACAGGGAAACACAAATGCTGCAAATGCTTTAGAAGGTCAATTAGTTAATTTAGCTAAAACAACTCCATTTGAATTAGTACAAGTTCAAAAAGCAACAAGGCAATTATTAGGTTATGGTTTTAGAGCTGGTGAAATTGTAGAAACAATGAAAACATTAGGTGATGTTAGTAGTGGGGTTGGTGCTCCATTAGAAGATATTACTTATTTATATGGTACTTTAAAAACAAGTGGACGTGTTACCTTGATGGATTTACGTCAATTTGCAGGTAGAGGTATCCCAATTTATGAAACATTAGCAAAACGATTAAATACAACTACAGAAGCTATTACATCAATGGTTTCTACTGGTAAAATTGGATTTAAAGATATAGAGGGTGCATTTAAAGATATGAACTCACAAGGTGGTCAATTCTTTGGCATGATGGATGAACAAATGAAAACTGTTGGTGGAAAAATATCTAATTTAGCTGATACTTGGGAACAAATAAAAGTTAATATAGGCAAATCACAAACAGGAATTATTGCTGGTACTATTGACTTCATGAATAAAATGTTAAATGCTGTTAATAGAAAAATAACTGCTGAAAATATTTTAGATTCAACTTTAAAGGGAACAGGATTAGAATCAAATTTTTTATCTAAATTTTATAATGATTATTTAGGTTTAAAATCTAAAATGTTAGTTGGAGATAGACAATCATTAAAAAATACAGCTGCAGAATATCAAAGTATTACAGAAACAGGTGGTGGTTCATTTAAAGATATTGCTCAAAATTTACAATATTTTTCAGATGTAATTAAAAGAACAAATGAACAAGCAAAAGCAGGTAAAATATCCAATGAATTTGCAAGTGCAAAAATATTATTAGCAGGTAACGCTGTAAAACAATTACAAGGTTCAATGTCTGTTTTAAAGTCAAAACCAAATGATAAATTAAACGCAACCGAGAAAGAAAAATTAGCATCATTAAAACCAAGTGCTCAAAACTCAGGTGTAAATATTACTGCAGCAAGACCTCAATCATTAACAATTAATATTACAAAATTAGTAGAAAACTTAAATTTAAGTACACAAACATTAAAAGAAGGTACAAGTAAAATTCGTGAAGAAATTTCAAAAGTATTTTTAGAAATGGTAAATGATGCTAATTTAATAACAAGATAATGGCAAAATTTAATTTAACAAATAAACAAAATATTGCAAACCAATCTAAACTAATTTTAAAAGGTTTGGGTTTGGGTTTATTAAAACCTAAATTTTACAATATTGACCAAACTAAGGTTTCTAAAGAACAAGAGTATGAAGATACTTTAGGTGTTACTGGTAATTTATCAGGTATGCAAGTATTTGATGCTGTTATTTTTAAAAAACCTGCAGGAGCTGGTAATCAAATACAAACATTTGTTCCCGATAGCAGAAATACTGGTTTAATAACAGCAAATGATTTAGTTTTAGAGGTTGCTTTAATAACTGCAACTCAAGAAAAAAACATTGTTAAAACGGCTGTACAAGGTAGAAATGGAACTATTAAAGAATATGTTTCTGATGGTGATTGGCAAATATCAATTCGTGGTGTTATAGTTGGCGAACTATCAAATAAACGACCAAGTGAAGAATTAAAAAAATTAGATTTATTTAGAGGTTATAACGCAGAAATAGACGTTATAAGCAACTTTCTTGATGACTTGAAGGTTTATACTGTAGTTATAACAAACGTTACTTACGAGCAACGTGAAGGCATGAGAAACGTATATGATTATACATTAACTTGTTTATCTGAAACTCCATTTGAAATAAAATCTAATGCTTAAAATAGATAGTAAAATAACAATAACTCCTGTAAATGGCAAAGTCTTTGAAATAGATTTTGTTAATGAAGTTACCGTTAATACTACCTATGATAAATTAACGAGCACTGCAAAGGTAATGTTTCCAAGAAATATTAATTATGATGGTCGTAATATATTTACAGGAACTACTGCTTTATTCAGACGTGGTGATTCAATTAAGATTGAAATAGGTTATGATTTTAAATTAAGAACAATTTTTGAAGGATACATCACTAAAATTGGTGCAAACAATCCTATTGTTATTGAGTGCGAAGATAAAATGTTTTTATTAAAAAATATTAAAGTAACCTATCCAGAAAAAACAGGCACTATTACAAACGGTAAACCTACAAAAAAATATCCTCAAGGTAAACCATTAAAAAAACCAATTATAACAAGCGACCCTATAACATTGAATCAGTTACTTGACTACATGATTCCTGAAGATATTAAATATAAAATAATTGTTAATAAACCTGATGGCGTTGGTTATACAGATGATGTTAATTTAGGTAATTTAAGGGCAACAAAAGTTAGTGTAACAGAAGTATTAGATGTTTTAAGACGTGAGTATGGTTTATATTCATATTTTACAGATGGTGTTTTACATGTAGGTTTACCAAGTAATGCGGCTAAAAGTAATACCGAAGAATTTGCTTTTGAAAAAACAATTATAAATAGTGAATCATTAGAATACCAACAAGCAGACGATTTAAATATAAAAATAGTTTGTATTAGTATGGATGCAAATAATACTAAAAAACAGATTGAAGTTGGTGATTTAGATGGTTCACAAAAAACATATTATACTTACAACGCTACTGATGCTGATTTAAAAACATTTGCTCAGTTAAAATTAAAAGAGGTTAAGTACACTGGTTACGTTGGTAAGATTTTTACATTTGGTGAACCATTTGTAAAGCATGGTGATATTGCAAAAATAACAAGCGAGAAATTTCCTGAGCAAGATGGTTATTATCAAATTGTAGGTAATGAATATTCTTTAAGTGTAAATGGTGGGTGGCGTCAAACTATTGATGTTGGTTCATTTATAGGCAAAGCAGAAAGTAATGTATTTGATTTTAGAAACAACGGTAGTTAATGAATGAATTACAAAATATAAAATTTGCTATTCGTAAAATTTCAGCAATAGATAAAACTTATTCTGAGGTTTGCATAGTAACAAATATTGATACAGAAAAATATTTATGTGATTGCGAACCTGTAGACGGCTCAGCTATTTTAATTAACGTTCGTTTAATTGCTGATAATAAAATAGGTTTTAAGTTAATACCTAAAGAAAATAGTATTGTAGTAGTTACTTTAATTAACAACACTACAGGTTATATTTCAATGTGTAGTGAAATTGATGAAATACATTTAAATGGTGATAATTTAGATGGAATTGTAAAGGTTAATGACTTGGTTACAAAATTAAACCAACTTGAAAATAAAGTTAATGAATTAATATTATATTCATCTACTCATATTCATTCAGGTGGTTTAATTAGTGGAAACACTGGTCCTGCAACTCCTGTTGTTGTTGGTAATTTAACACCTACAGTAAAAAACGACCTACAAAATATAAAAGTAAAACATGGCAGTTAAAGATATTATATTATTAGATAGTGATTTACATATTGTAAATGGAGATTTTGATGTTCAAGAAAGTGATTCACAGCATATTGAATTAATAATTGAATCATGGATTGGTTCATGGAAACAACACCCATTATGTGGAGTTGGTATTGAAAACTACATAAAATCAAGTGGTCAAAGTTTGGCACTAAAACGTAATATTGCAGTGCAATTAGAAGCCGATGGTTTTACTGATATTGATGTTTATGTAAGTCCTTTTGATGTATTAGATATAACTGTAGATGCTGTAAGAAATGTTTAAATATGTAATTAAATATGGCGAATCAATAATTGATGTATCGGTAAAACTTTACTCAAATGTTAGTTATGTTTATGAACTAATTAAATTGAATCCTATTTTACAGAATATAAACAATGAATCAATTACAGGATTAGAAATTAATTATGAACCAATATTAACTAATACTTTTAAGCCTGTAGTAACAACCGAAACAATTTTAAAAAAGAATGTAACAATAAGACAAAATCAATCAATTTTTGATGTAAGTTTACAAATATTTGGAACGACTGAGCGTGTTTTAGATGTTTTAAAGTTAGGTAATATTTCAAGTATAAATGAACAAAATTTAGCAAACATAAATTTTGATTATGAATATGAAGCAACAATAATACCTAAGTATATTTTGCAGAAAGGATATACAGTTAGTACATTAAAATCTATTACAACAGGTAGAATTGCAGGAGTTGATTATTTGTTATTAGAAGATGGTTATTACTTATTACAAGAAAACAATAGTAAAATAATATTATAAAATGGCAGCAGACAAAAAAATATCACAATTACCAATTTCAGTTACATTGGATGGAACAGAATTAGTTCCAATAGTTCAAGACGGTGTAACAGTTCAAACAACAACTCAAGATATAGCAGATTTAAATACACCTGCTTTACAAAATTTACAATCAGTTACAAATGTAGGTAGTACAACTACTACTTCAATAACTGCTAATTCATTTGTAAAGAGTGGTGGAACGGCATCACAATTTTTAAAAGCAAATGGAACTGTAGATAATAATATTTATATTACAAGTGCTGATATTCCTAATTCTACTAACTTAATAAAGCAAAAAGTAAGAGCTGGTGAAAATTTAATTAAAGGTCAAGTAGTTTATGCAAGTAGTTCAAATGGAACTGAAATTGTAGTTCAAAAAGGTGATAATAGAAATGACCCAACTGCAGGAAAAATACTTGGAATAATTGATTCAACCACATCAATAAATAATATTGGTTTTGTAATTACAGAAGGAAATTTTAGTGGTATAGATACAAGTTCAGCAACAATTGGAGACCCTGTTTGGTTAGGAATAAATGGTAATTTAATATTTGGTTTAATAAATAAACCATATGCACCAGATGCTTTAGTATTTATTGGAATTGTTGTTTTTCCTGATGCTGTTAGTGGTTCAATATATGTTAAAATACAAAATGGTTTAAAATTAAGCGAAAATAATGAAGTAGATTTAATTACTACTACACCAACTAATAATCAAGTATTAACATACGAATCATCTACAGGTTTATGGAAAAATAAAACATTAACTATTCCTACTCAAGTAGTTCCTGTTGGTGGAACGACTGGTCAAATACTTGCAAAAGTAGATAATACTGATTATAATTTAGAATGGATTGAGAATTACGCTAATTATACAAGTGTTTTAAAACATACGGTTAAAGCAAGTGTAGCATTAACAAAAGGTCAAGCAGTTTATGTTAGTGGTGCAAGTGGAACTAATATGTTAGTAAGCAAAGCATCTAATGTAAGCGAAGCAACAAGCTCAAAAACATTAGGATTAATTGCTCAAAACTTAGCTATTAATGGCAATGGTTTTGTAGTAACAGAAGGTTTATTAAGTGGTTTAAATACAAATAGTGCAACTATTGGAGACCCTGTTTGGTTAGGAGTTGATGGTGCTTTAATTTACGGATTAGCAAGTAAGCCATATGCACCAGCTCATTTAGTATTTATTGGTATTGTTACAAGAGTAAGTGCAACGGTTGGAGAAATATTTGTTAAGGTGCAGAATGGTTTTGAATTAAGAGAAATTCATGATGTAGATTTAATTACAACTACACCGAGTAACAATGAAATATTAACTTTTGAAGGTTCAACAAGTTTATGGAAAAACAAAAGTGTTGTTTCTGCTTTAGGTTTCACTCCTTACAATGCTACTAATCCAAGTGGTTATATTACTTCAAGTGCTTTAACTCCTTATGCTTTAATTGCTAATCCAACTTTTACAACGGCTATTACAACGCCAATTATTAATGGAGTGAGTGGTTTATTAAGTTTTAAAACAACTGATTTTGTTAGCGTTGGTAACTATGCAACTCCTTCGGCTCAAAGAATATTTACGATAGGTCAAGATACATCGTTTGTTAGTATTGGTTCAATGATTGGTGCAACAAGTAGTTCTGCTATTTATATGAATGTAGCCACTCCAAGTGTAGTTAATTATGTTTTAAGAAGTAGTGGAACTAATGTATTTTTAAATAGTCCATCAGCATCAGATAGTTTAATATTATCTACTGGTGGAGTTGCAAATAGATTTGTAATTACGGGAACATTTGGTGGAGCTTCATTTAATGCTTTTGCGTTATTAGGTGCAAGTAATACAGGTCAAACTGCTTCAACGGCAGTTTCGGGTTGGAATTATCAATCATTTAGTAGACAATGGGCAACAGGTGCTATAACTACTCAAAATGAAAACGTATGGGGTGCAACTACTTATTCATTTGTAGGTGCTTCAACTATTACCAACGCTTATGGTAATGTATTCAATGCACCCGTAGCTGGGACTAATGCAACTATTACTAATAATTGGTCAGCATTATTTAATGGTAATGTAGTTATAGGTAGTACAGGGCAATTGTTTGAATTTAAACAAACTACAAATTCACCAACATTTACTCAAACAGGTGCAACAAGTTCAAGTATTTATACAGTTAGTGGTGGTTTACAAATTAGAATGCAAAGTTTTGCTGGTGCTCAAAATTGGCTATTTGCAACAGGTGGAAGATTTTTATATGGAACATCAGATACTCAGCCAATTGAGTTTTATACAAATAGTGTAAAAAGATTTGAGGTTTCAGGAATTGGCACTATGATTTTCTTTGGTGGGGCTACTTTTGCGGACGCTACAAATTTTTCTTTTCAAACAACAACAGGAACAAGAATTGGAACTGCTACTAATGAAAAATTATCATTTTGGAATTCAACTCCAATTGTTCAACCTACTAATACAACGTCTTTAAATGCTGTTTTAGAAAATACAGGTTTAATGGCAAGTGGTTCTACTATCTCTACTATTAATAAACCATTAGTAGTAGGTGCTAATACAACTCCAAGAACAGGTGTTGCTACAGATGGTGTTACTTCTGTATTAGGAGATTTAAAAACTTGGGCAACTAACTATCATTCAGGTGAGGTTTTATATTCTGAAGTATCTGGTGAAGCATTAAACTTTGGTCAATTATGTTACAGAAATGCAGCAGGTAAATGGCAAAAAGCTACAGGTAGTTCATCTGCTATTGCAGCTTATAACATGTTAGGTATTTGTTTACAAACAGTTGGAGCAACAGATACTGCTATTTCAATTTTAACAAGAGGTTATGTTGAATCTACTTATTTATCAGCAGGAGCAGTTGGTAACCCTTTATTTATGAGTGCTGCAACAGCAGGTTCTATAACTAATACAGCACCATCTACAGCAGGTAATGTTGTTAGAATAATTGGTAATGTATTTTGGAGTAGTGCTACACAAACTAATGCTAAATGGATATTATATTTTAACCCAGATAATACTTGGATAGAATTATAAATTATGAAAATAAACGGAATTGATACAACTAATATTGGTAAATTTAATGGAATAGCTAAAGCTTCTATAAAAAAAATATCAGGCGTTACATTACCATCTTTAACACCTGTAGCTTTATTAAATGCTGATGCTTCAACTTGGAATGTTAGTACTCCTACAAGTTGGGTAGATTTTAATAGTAACGTTGGAACATTAGTAAATGGAACTGCTTATAATTCAGCTAATGGTGGAAATATGCAATTTGATGGCGTAAATGATTATATTACTTTTCCTAATCTTACTGGTTTAAATAGTCAAACAATTACTATGGAAAGTTGGGTATATTTAAACGTATTAAACCAAGCAGGTTTTATATTTGAAAAAGGTTCTGTTAATACTCAATTTAGTAATTTCTTTTATTTAGATGGAAATTATTATTTTAGAACTAAAGGTTTAAGTACAGAAGATTTAAGTATTGCATCAGCAAGTTATATGACTGCAAATGCATGGTATCATTTAACATGTACTTATGGTGCAGGTATTAAAACTATATATGTTAATGGAACTCAAGTAGCTCAAGTAACTGGTTTAACTGGTTCAATTACTTATAATAATACAGCTTTATTTTTAGGTGCTTATTATATTGGAGGTTCAGTACAATTTAATTTAAATGGTAGAATAGCAATATCAAGAGCTTATGCATCAGCTTTAACTTCTGCTCAGGTTTTAAATAATTTTAATGCAGAAAAAACAAGATTTGGATATTAATATGGAAAGGCAATTTGTAATATTTAACATTGAAGAATTATTTAGTATAGATTTTAATGAAGTTTTAGAAACATCTATAAATACAGTAAGAAAGTCTTTAGATGGTAAAAAAACATTTGTAAAATATGAAGGTGATTTGCCTAATTGCATAAATTCTTTAACTACAAAAGAACGTACTTATACTAATGATGAAATGATAGAAATAATAAACACTAAAGAATGGACTGAACCATTTTTTAATTAATAAAAAATAATTATATTTGTAACATGAAAACTCTAATTTATTTTAACGCACCAGACAAACCTGAAAGTATGGGTATTTGTCAATTAACTGAAAATATTGAATTATTTTTAGAAGAAAGAAGTGAAATTTTAATTAACCCAACTATTGATGGAGATATTTTAAACTTTACAAAACCTGATGAAACTTTAGGTTACGCAATATTAGCAACAACACCAAACAATTTTCAAAACTAAAAAAATGGAAAAAACATTATCAGAATTAGAACAAGCACAATTATTAATTGAAGCTGAAGCAAAAAAAATTGATGAACTTTGTTCAAACGAAATTAACGAAGTGTTAAAAAAATACAACCGTCAATTAGTAGTTAATGGCATTTCATTGGTTAAAGCAAGTTAAAATGGAAAGTACTTACATTATAACTATTTTACTTGGCATACTTGGTTTTGTAGGAGCTTTAGGGGTTAATGCTTTAATGTCAATTGCAAAATCAGTAAATGAAATAAAAGTTGAAATACGTTCAATTGCAGTTAAACATGATGCTTTAGAAAAAAGAGTAGAACATTTAGAGTATGTTAAATAACGACCAATATTTTAGAGAGAAACAATTTAAGAATCAAATTGTAATACATCATACTGCAGGTGGTTCAAATGCAGATAATGTAATACATGGATGGAATTTCAACGTTGAACGTATTGGAACTGCTTACTTAATTGATGGTGCTGGTGTTATTAAAAAAGCGTTTGAACCTGAATATTGGGCGTATCATTTAGGTTTAAAAACAGGCAATAATTTAAGTTTGAATAAAGGTAGTATAGGTATTGAGATATGCAATTGGGGGCAATTAATTAAGAAAGGGGATAAATATTTTAACTATGTAAATAAAGAAGTTCATGAAAACGAAGTTGTACAAATTAAAAAGTTCAGAGGTTTTGAATACTATCATAAATACAACGATTTACAACTTATAAGCCTTAAAAAATTATTAAATGAGTTATGTACTAAGTTTGCTATTAAAACTCATTACAACTCAGATATGTGGGATATATCTGCAAATGCTTTGAAAGGTGTTAATGGTATTTACACACATGTTTCTTACCGTTCAGATAAAAACGATTGCAGTCCTCAATTTAATTTAATAGAAACATTAAAAAGTTTATAGTGAAAGATTTATTAAATAGTTTAAAGAATGATAAAACTGGTTTCTCTGGTCGTAAACTTTCTGCTTTAGTTGGTGTTTTAACGGCTATTTATTTAACTATTTTTAAAATACCATTAGAACATCAATTAGACGCTCTAATGGTATGGCTTAGTTTTAGTTTGCTTTGTTTGGGTATTGTAACAGTTCAAAATGTTATTGAATTTAAGAATGGTAAAAAGGATTAGGGTTTAGGTCTCCTTGTTTCTACATAATATTTTAAGTCAAATAAGCATTCATCACATATTGGTGTCATTTTATTAGAGAAATATGGTATATCTTGAAAATTACTGCATATTATACATTTAAAACATAATGATGCTTTACTATTTGCTACATTACTTATTTTTAAATTTTCCATATTATTTTATACTTAAATTTTTATTTACTTTAATTGAACATCCCTCGATTAAGATACCAGACTTTATAGCATCTTTAATCTTTAATTTATCTGCACTTTCGCTAACTTTAACAATCTTATACAAAGCTGGTAAATTATTTACATCTTCAACCTCAACTGATTCACTTTTACGAAATGATATCTTAATTAATGGCGTTTCAATTTTATCGACTTCAAAAGTAATCATAGCCATTTCAATGTTAGCCTTTAAACGTTCAATAGCTTTCTCTCTCGTTTTCTTAGCTTGTTGCAAACGCTTTATTTCATTATCGATTATATCCATTTCAGCATCAAATTGACGTGTGATAAACGCATAGTTTTCAGATTTAGAATGAAAGTTATCTTTTGTTATTTGCAATGCCAACTCCAATTCAGGAGTAAGACACCCACCATTATCAATTAGCTCATTAACTATTTGTTGGTATTCTGCTTGTATTTTAAATATTGAACTCATTATTTTAAGGTTGCTTTTAGTTTATCTTTAAACGCTATTACTTCTGGATTAGCTTGTTCCAATTTAGTTAGTGAAGTGTAAGCTACTCTTAACTGTTCAAGTGTGCCTACAACAATTAGTTTGGCTTTTGCCGATTCAATATCGATTGTTGGTTGTATAGGTGTAGTAAGTTTATCAATTTTCTTTCTGCTATCATTATCAATATCGTCTTCATCGGTTGAAATGTGAAAAAACTTTAATAAAAAATAACGTTCAGCATAAGTTAAAGCAGAACCTAATCCCTTTTCCCAATCATTTTGACCATTAGCCCCAAATAAATTAACATCTTTATCTCCGCTTTCAGTATCAATCCAAGTAAATTGCATCATTACTTTTGATAAGATTTCTGATTTTGGTTTTTCATAAGGAGTTCCAATTCCTGTTTTGTAATCCATTCTTTCATTATGAATACTAATTACTTCTTGCTTAAGAAGCAAACCTAATTCATTCATTAGTGGTTTAATTTCTCCTAAAACTTTATCGCCTGTTACATACGAATAGTTGTTACTTTTTTTGTCTTTCCCTAATCCGTTAATCTTTTTTTGAATTACCAATAGTTTTTGGTATAAATTTAAATTTTCCATGTTTTATAAAATAAGAAACCCCCAACTCAATAGCCCTACCACAGGCATTTCAAATTGAGGGTTAATGATTAATGTTTTCATTTGGTGGTAGTATTTGTTTGTAAAAATAATAATTTATTTTGATTAAAAAAAATTTATTTTAGAAAGGTAAATCATCAATTGGTGATGAAGGTTGAACGCTATCATTTAAAGCATTTACATTATCAATTTTCCAAACATCAATTGTATTAAATGCAACCTCAACACCTGTTTTATTAGTCCATAAACGACCCTTTAAATTAATGTGAATTGTTAGTTCATCGTTATTATTTATTTTATCTAATAAAAAACATTTATCATTTACTAATTGACAGTTCAAGTGTTCAGGATACTTGCTATCTGTTTTAATAATAAATTCACGTTTTTTAAACTTTTCTGATACAATGATAGTATCTTCTTTTTTGTGTAGTGTTCCTTTGATTTCCATGTTTTTTTTATTTATTTTATTAGTTAATATTCGTCTCTAAAATCAAAATCCTGCATTTCAGAATCATATTTTTTATCAATAACAACCTGCAGGGCATCATTCATTTC